TGCGATGAATTTAGCCATAGATACTCGATGTTTTCGAGCCTCTTTTTTCAGATTTTCTTTCAATTTGGTTGAAATCTTCAGATAAACAGGGGTTAATTGAGGTTTCATTTTATTTCCTTTTTTTTTATTTTAAGTATTGACATATATATATTTAATATATATTTATATATACATGAACAATACAAGACCAACTATTAAAAAGAATATCTATAAAATAGAAGTAAAGGGTTTTTTATTACAATGTGCCTACTGCAACAATCAAGAAATTTTTATAGAAAAAAAAGATAGTAATTTTTGCGATCATTGTAATGAAAAAACTAATGGCTGGAGTGATAAACTAGAATTATTAACAGCAATGGCTAAAGATGAATATGATGTAGCTCTACAAGAACTTAAAGATAAAAAAAAGTTACATCAATTTGATAATCTAATTAAAAATATTAATAATATAAAAATAGGAGTTAAATAATGAATAAATTATATGTAGCTTATTTTAATGGAAAATATCCAGCTAAATTTAGGGTAAGGGAATTTTCTAAAAAAGATAACGCAAAAACTTTTATTAAAGAAATAAAAAATAAAGGTGGTAAAGCAAGTTTTACACAAACTTGTTTTGGTGCAGAAAAGGAGAGATCATAATGAATAAATTATATGTAGCTTACTACAGAGTATCAACTCAAGACCAAGGCAAAGATGGTTATGGTATCCAGGATCAAGAGAGTGTTGTTAAAAGATATGTTGGCAATAATGAATTGATTGCATCTTTTAAAGAAACTGAAAGTGGATCTAAAAGTGATAGACCGGAACTACTAAAGGCCCTGGCATTATGTAAAAAAGAAAAAGCAACATTAGTTATAGCAAGATTAGATAGACTTGCTCGTAACTTATACTTTGTTGCCAAATTACAAAACAGTAAGATTGATTTTGTTTGTTGTGATATACCAGATGCTAACAAATTTACTATTCAATTACTTGCTGCTGTAGCTGAACAGTATTTAGATACATTGAGAAAAAATACTAAAGCTGCCCTGGCTATTGCTAAAAAGAATGGAGTGCAATTGGGCAATCCAAAAAATCTTAAACAAGCAAGTATTAAAGGTAACAAAGTTAAACAACAACAAGCAGATCAATTCGCAAATAAGATTAATGAAATTATTAAAAGTATCAGAGCTGCTGGATTAAATACATTCCAGGATATTTCTGTTGCTTTAAATAATAGAGGTATCAAAACTTATAATGATGGAGCTTGGTATCCTACAACAGTTAAAAACATCATAGAAAGAGTAGGTGCATAATGATGGATTTACAAACAATCATATCATTAAATAAGAAAGCTGGAAAACAAGCTAGAGAGGATGATGTTGAACCAAAAATATTATCTTATGATGAAAGAAACGAACTTGAGGAAGGCAACATTGAACCAATTAGATCTATACCTAGTCTTGGAACACACATTCCAAGTGGTTGGAAGAAGTTTAATGTTAATAAGTTAAAAGATAAATTAGCTGTGCCAGATTGGTGGTATGGATCTAAAATCTTAAAAGGAGGAGAGCTGTGGTGTGATAGCTCTGGGCTTGGTGCAGCAGATGAACCAGCATTAACTGTAAGTCAATTTGTTGATGTTGTATCAAAACTTGTAAAAGAAAATCCACATCTGGGATTTGGTTTATATTCAACAGGCCAATTCCAATCTGGAGTAAGGGTTTTTAATGTCGCTTAATAAACAAGTTAAGTCTGCATTAAAACTAATCAACACCGGTCAATGGTTACAATTAGAAGGATCTATTGGCCGGTGGTGTAATGACTTTATTGAGAGTGAAGTAATTATCAAAGATGAAAAGGCTACAAATAAAAAAGGGCCTGTTAAATTCAGAGATGGTTATGGAAGATGGCACAATCAATATCGATTTAAAATAAACCATCTTAAACTAGAGGAGGTGCGTAATGGATCATAATGATCTAAAGGCAAGTGAGTTTAATAAAGTAGTTGGTCAAAGAATTTTAAAGCAAAGACTTGGCCTAAAATTAACTCAATCAAAACTTGCCAAAAAACTTTTTGTAACTTTTCAACAAGTGCAAAAATACGAAAAAGGAATAAATGGTGTGAGTGGTTTTAGAATTAAACAACTTTCACTAGCATTAGATGTTCCGGTTAATTATTTTTTTGATTATCCGATAACAGTAGTTGATGGAAAGCTGTGTTCTTCTAATGTTCCTATAGATAATAGACAGAATGTGTCTAAAGTGGAACCACAAGATAAACAATTAGACACCAAGAAGGAGGTCTAAATGAAAATATTGAAATTCATATTTGAAGGATTTGTTTTCCTGGCTTGTATTGCCATGATTTATTTCTTCACAATATTTTTGTGTGCACTTTCAGATAAGTGTTACTACTACTATTTTCCAGGATTAATTTAATGCCTGTAAATATAATTCATACATCATTAAAAAGATATGAGTTAGGATCTAGCACACTACCAAATTTAGTCCAAGTAGAAGGATACAAAGGTTTCAAAACTCGCAACGAGGTTTTGGAAAAAGCTCTCAAGGAGCTTAAAGGAGAGGAGGTTGCTGATGACATAAGTAACTTACCTAAAGTCAAAGCTGGTAAATATTTAGAACCAGCTATACTTAATCTTTTCTCCCACGACTTGAAAGAGATCTGTGATCAACAAAAAGCTACATTTAAAATTAATGTTCCGGATCAAGGATACTTTTTTAAAGTCAAAGGAGGGAAGATCGGCAGTTCATTGGATGCTAAAATAAAATTTAGTAAAGCAATAAGTTTAGTGGATCATAACAATCAAACACATAAACTATCCGGAGAAGGTAACATAGAAATTAAAAATTTCTCCGGTGCTGCTATAGATCCTGTGCCCTTATATCAAAACTTCCAGCAGCAATCACAGTTGCTAACAACAGGAAGTAAATACTCCCTTTTAGTCAGATTGGTTAAGGGCTGGGACCTACAATGGTTTGTTTCTTATCCAGATAAAAAGATACAACAACTATTAATAGATGCTGCAACAGATTTTTGGTTTAGGGTTGATGGCATTATGAATGGTAAAGACTATTGGTATCCTCCAGAGAATACCAAAGAGGCATCCAGATTAATTATAGGCAATGGTAAATTAAATGCTTTTAATATGGATGGTAACAATGAGCTCCAGAAATTAGTGGATGATTATCATTCTGCTAATACTGCAATTAAAGCCTCACAAGAAATTAAAGATCTCTCATCAAAAAGAATGAAAGAAATAATGGGAGAGCATGAGGTTGTTAAATGTAATGATGTGGAAGTTAGACATACCACAATGGAGAAAGCAAAAACTAAAGTAATAAAACTTGAAGGGCCTCCACTTAAATACAGGAGGTTCTCGGTAAAGCATAGTGTCCAAAGATAATGATAAAAAAAAATTTCAAATTAATGCTTACTTACTTGCCAGGCAAGAGAGTGCCAAACGCATTCGATATAGAATATTGGAAAAGTTTGGTGTCGATGTCGGTGTTGAGTTTATTGAAGAACTCATTGAGCTTATGGCCCTGGCTGCAATCGAGGGCCTTAAAGTACAGAACCAAATATTTACTTTTCACATTAACAAAATAGGAGATGATGATGACGAACCAGAAGAACCACCAGATGAAACCAAACACTAGCAATTTAATTGATGCTTTAAATAAATTTCAAGCTAGTAATACTAAAGCTGAAAGAGATGGTGTTAATCCATACTTTAAATCTAACTATGCTACACTCGATGAAGTAATTGAATGTTGTAATTATGGAGCTAAATTTGGATTAGCCTTTTCTCAACAAATAGACTTTGAAAAAGATATTGTTGAAGGCAAAGTATTTAGCACACAGTTTGTTAGAACTACTGTTTATCATACGAGTAGTGAACAAGCTATCACGAGCAGACATATCATTGCAGTTAAAGGTAATAGATTTGATGATAGTCATGCAGTAGGATCAGCTATTACTTATGCTAAAAGATATTCTTTGTTAGCAATATATGGCTTGGCTACCCAGGATGATGATGGGAATGCTAACTCTATAGTAACTGATAATAAATCTGTAATTAATAAAGCAGCTCAAGATAAAAAGGAAAAAGATACTGCTGCCATTACTTATGTTAATAATTATAGAGGTAAGATAGGAGATATTATTAATGATGAAAATAAATCTCTGGAAGAAAAAAAGGCTATGCTTAAAAATTATATTTCAGCAGAAAAAACTAAACTAGAAGGTTTAGGGAGAGAACTTCCTGGCCTTCATAAATCAACAATAGATAGAGTTCAAAAAGATCTCGATAAATTTAAGGAGGATAATAATGCCCAATCTAATGGTAACGAAAAAACAATTAAGACTATTTGATTACATTAAATCCTATCATAGGAAAGAAAGAACACCTCCTACTGTTAGAGAAATAGCAAAACACATGGGCTGTGTTCACAGCAATGTTCATCGAATGCTCCGGTTATTAGAAAGAGATAGATTAATTAGGATACATCCAGCAAAACCAAGAGGTATTGAAATTTTAAATGGAAGTGGTAAATAATATTTACTAATATTAACAGGGAGGTAAATACTGAATTTATATAAAAGTAGATTTGATAAACAGTTTGTTAAAGATTTGATTACAGCATTCGATGGAGAGAATGATGTGATGGTTATTACTATGCCTTCAGAAGAGCCTGGAGAAAAACCACACCAGAAATTCTATTCAGCTAATGATCCAGAACTATTAAACCTGGAGCACTCACCTCTTTTTCCTCATGGAGTTATAATAAAACCTTATGAAGAATATTGGTTAGAAAAACACCGAGAAAAATTTCAAAAAATTTTGATGAAAAATCCGGCAGAAAATTTAGATGGGAATTAAATACGATAAGACTACAGGGCTACCTTCAAATGATAACACAGATTACAATATATTATTGGATATGTGGAGAGAAGAAAAAGAAACAAGACAAAAGGCAGAAGGAATTAATAACAATCACCAGGAATTAAATGGTAAGTTACAAGTAAGAGTATCTGAATTAGAAGAAGATAATAAAAAACTATCCAAACAAATAGAAGATAAAGATAAACATATAAAACAATTAATAGATGTGATGTGAAAACCTGGGTAATAATATTGTTTTTACAATTTAATGGCCAGGCATTCTATCATCCTGTTATGGTTGATAAAGATACTTGCCATGATCCACACCAGAGCAGCCTACTAGAACACAGAATAGTTAAAGATGAGAATGGTGTTAAGCTAGATCGCCATTTTTACAGGAGCTATATGGTCTTTGGACATTTTTGTGCTGGTGTTTTTAATGATAGGCTTTAAAGCTATTTTAAGGGCCATACAGAGCCCTCTTTATTATTTGGTACTTACTCCTAGGATGACCTTCTCTTCATTAATTTAAGGGCATTTCTGATTGATCTCTGGCTATCTATAGTAAAGACTTCCATCGGATATACATTCCTATCTCCATATCCTATATCTTCATCGCTTTGGTATGAGGCAAAGGTTCTTACATACTCTGCTCCATCACTTTCAAACATATCATACAAATAACAATCTGTAATAATTCGTGCACACTTCATTTTCTCAAACTCGTGGTCTGTTCCTACTGTGCTATCACCCAAGATGTCATACCAAATTAATTTTAATTTTGCATGGGACCTGTTGTTGATGGTTATAAATCTCATTCCTTTTCCTTAACAGGATCCTTCTCTCTCTTGAGCTCTTCTATTTCCTCAACAGCTTTATCTAAATCCTCTGTTGCGTTCTCAAGTTTTTGTGTTGTTCTTTTTAAGGCACTCTCTTTTTCTTTAACACTTGATTGCAGCTCTGCCTTCTCATCTTTAAGAACTCTCACCTGGTCTTTCAATTCCTGTACTACTTCTTTCCAATCTGCTTTAGCTGTCATGCTTTCCCCTGGCCACGATAGTATGGTTTCTTTCCTAATCGTCTGCGTTTATTTTTATTCATTGTACTTGTGATGGGCCTTCTCCCAACACTCGTACCTTTATGGGTTTTAGTGTATGTAACTACAGCTCCATATTTAGGTGGCTTTGCCATTTAATATAGTTTGCCATCCCAATTACCTTTATGATCCATTACCATTGGAAGTAGTTTAGGTTGTCCATCTATTATAATACCCACTCCAACAATAAATCTTAATCTGAATGTTCGTGAATAATTAAAAGCCAGATGTGATTGCGAGGCCAGGCAGCCTACTTGCATAGACCAGATTAAACTATCTGGATTAGAAAAATATTGTATCTGAAACTTACTATGAAAGTGGCCCTGGGTTACACACTTACCATATTGCATTGCAAGTTTTAAACCATCTGCTGAAATTCCATGAGTAAAAAAACATTCTTGTCCAGAGCTCATGTTTAAATTCAAATCCTCTACCCACTTCCATCCCTTACCTACACCCAGGAACTCATTATAATTTTTTAAATAAGCTCTAGGCATTCCATGTTTCAAAGCTCTCCTATAAATTAATGATGAATGATTAGAATGAACAAGTGTCATCCGAGGAAACATCTTTTCTAATTCTCTTATGTACTCCTTGGCTTTATCCAATTCCATACCGGCTGATAAAAGATCTGGATCAGTATCATAGAATGATAAGGCATGAGCATCAAGCTCATCTCCTATATTAACTACATAATCTATTGGGTATTTTTTTTTGATTGCTCGTAAGAAATTAAAGGCATCCTTCTTGTGATAAGGTAGATGCAAATCGCTGACAACTAATATACACTTGTAACCTTTAGCCATAAAATTCATCTTTGTTCCATTGCTTTACATCAAAGCCTGGACAGTTGGGTTTCTTGGGCTCTACATCAGAATGACCAATCACTTCTATATCTGGATACATTGTTTTAATTGTTTGTATTAGACTATGAAGAGTTAGATATTGATCTTCTGTAATGTTGTTCCCTCTACCAACAAGACAAATTCCTAAACTCTTTCCATTCATTCCAAGAGCTGCACAATGAGCACCTTGCATTTTGGTATCTCTACCATTCTCTAAAATTCCATCTCTTCTGATTACATAGTGGTAGCCTATGTCATCCCATTTTCTTTCTTCAGTATGCCACCTTCTAATTACAGTAGCACCTATATCCATATCTGCTGGAGTATCAGCACAATGGACAACGCAATGTGTAGTAGTTTTTCTTTCAATCATATACAACCCACCATGTTATCTTGTATAATATTATTATCGACATCACAACTCCTAGTCTATAACACCAAATCATATTGGCATCTGGGAGGGAAATATCGCTAGACAGGATCCCCCCCAAATTCTATTAATAATGATTTTTCTATTTGCCGCTTGGAAATTCAATCCAAAGATCATTCCAAAAATCTTTATAAAATTTCTGTACTTGCTCGGTGTATTTTTCAACACTAGCTTTCCATTCTTTATAAGTTGGAATATCTAATTTAAAATTAAACATAGTTATCTCCTTTCTTTATTAGAGGTCTAACTGTGAAACCTCGTGTATGTATTAAGTCATAACCCTATTATGTAAATATCAAAGTTAAAAATAAAGTAATAAAAATAAACATTGCGATTAATTGTTTATCGAAAGGAAAGTTGCTCATTCTTGTTCTTCTTTTTCCTTTTAAATATTTTATTATAATTTTCTAAATAAATAGCATTCGATTTTTTATATCTATTATGACTGCCTGTCCAAGCCAATCGTTTTGTTTTACCTCTTGTCATTTAAACAGTTATAACTCCCCATAAGGGTAGGAACAACCAGATAAAGCTATAACAATTAATGCAATAACTAGAGCTCCTATTATATAATATTCTAATTTTTTATTCATTTTACCTGGTTCCTCACACTATCTATGAAGTTATAAACACGACCAAATTGTTTATCTATATTCATTAGTTCGTTCTGTATCATACTTACTATAGTTTGGATTTCTATTAAGGTAACTAACACCCATGTTGATAAACCCATAAGTATAGTTCCCAATAGTCCAATTAAAACTGTATTAGTTTTTCTTGTCATTCTTATTTAAGAAAATGGTTCCAACCCCATAATAAAACTCCTATGAGGCCTGAACAAAATACTAACACCGATATAGTGCCTTTGGATTTGTTCATAAATGCTTTTAAATCGTTTATATCTTTCCTTTGTTGTCTTATTTCATGTAGAATTAAGTCAATTTGTGGCTTTGTAGCCGCAAGACAAGTGCATTTATTTTTTTTTTTTTGAACCATAATCCTCTTTAGCATACTTGATAAGTTATATAAATGATTTATTATTTAGTTATTGTTGAATTAATATAACCATGCCTCCCTACAAACATGATTGTTTCTCCTTGTTAATGTGATTATCTATTCGGTTATTTG